GAGAACGTCTAACAAAAAGAGCGTTCAAAGTTTTAGAGCAAGGCAACCCTAAAGGTTGGTTTTGGTGTTCTGACAGACGTGACTATTATAGATATCATGACTGGATGGAAAAGACAGGAATAGGAAAGAATGGCAGGTAAAAATTTAGATTATTGGTATGACGAACAGATAAAACGTTATCTGATCCAACTTGTCAGGATCTTCTCAAATTTTAAGGTTAGAGAAAACACTGAAAAAGGTGTAAACTATAATCGTGTACCTGCACGTTATGGCGATGTCAGCAGAATGGTTGCACACATATTGCGTAACAATTCAGAAAACACAATTAACAATGCTCCTATGATAACCGTAAGCATAGGCAGTTTGGGTATAGCAAGAGAAAGAACACAAGACCCATATCTAATGGATACACAACAAGTTGCTGAAAGAGAATGGGACAGAGAAAATAATGTGTATACAAGTGAGCAAGGAAATTTGTACACAACAAAAAGATACATGCCTGTTCCATACAATTTAACTATTCAGGTAGATATATGGACTACTAACACTGATACCAAATTACAATTACTTGAACAAATTATGGTATTGTTTAACCCAAGTATCCAGTTACAATCTAATAGTAATCCATTAGATTGGAGTAATGTATTTGAAGTAGAACTTACAGATATAAATTTTAGTAGCAAAAGTTTACCTGCAGGTGTAGACGAACAAATTGATATTTCAACCTTAACGTTTGACGTTCCAATTTGGATTTCGCCGCCAGCAAAAGTGCAAAGACAAAAAATTATTCAAAAGATTATTGCAGATATTCATAGTGTCAAAGACATAGATTCTTTGGGTATTACAGATGATTCATATTATGATTTCTTTGAGCATTGGGACGAAACTGCACAAGTTGTTATAACTCCAAATGATTATAGACTACAAGTAGCAAATGGTGGTGTGAAATTAGTAACTACACAAGGGCAACCAACTAAATGGTCAGACTTGATAGAAATGCAAGGGGAGTTAAAAGCCACAAGCAGGTTAGAATTAAATTTATCTAGCGATATGGACGACCAAACACAACTAGTAATAGGAACTGTTGTATCAAATCCTTTAGATGAAACGTCTTTAATTTTTAACGTAGACGTTGACACATTACCATCAAACACACTTAGTGACATTACAAAAATTATTAATCCACAAACATCTAGGCCGTCAAATGGACTTGATCCACAGGCACTAGGACAACGATATCTACTCACTGAGAACATTCTTGCGTCATTTACTGAGTGGGGAGGTATAACAGCAAACGAAAACGACATAATTGAGTACGACGGTAATCAATGGAACATAGTATTTGACAGTAGCAGTGTAAGTGATGTTGCTTATGTAACAAACTCATATACAAACGCACAATTTAAGTGGACTTCAAACAGTTGGATAAGCAGTTGGGAAGGAGAATACAATGGTGGTTACTGGAGACTAATATTATGATCAAAGCCGCTGGCGTTCTTTTTTTAGCAAAAGACACAGGAAGATGCCTACTACAATTAAGAAATAGTGATAAACGTTTTAAGCATACCTGGGGTTTCTTTGGAGGTATCATAGAAAAAAATGAGACTCCATTTGAATGTTTGAAAAGAGAATTAAGTGAAGAAATTGGTTTCATGCCTCAATTGGAAAAATTAAATCCAATAGACATATATCAAAGCAGAGATAAAAATTTTATATATTATAGTTTTGTTGCTGTAATAGAAAAAGAATTTTCACCTAAGTTAAACGGTGAGAGTGCAGGCTATGCGTGGGTAGATATAGGGCAGTGGCCTAGGCCTCTACATCAAGGTGCCAAAACAACATTGGGCACTAATGGCGGCACAGAAAAACTACACACTATATTAGACATACACACTGATTAAATAATGTATAATTGGAGTGATAGTGTCAAGTGTAATTGATTTCATATGTATTCGTATACAAGCAGAATTAGACAAGTTTGAAAAGACAAAAACAATACCACACGACCTATTAGACGGCATTTGGTCTATAGAGGACATTGAAAAATGTAAACCTCATATGACTAAAATTTATCAAAAAAGAGCAGATAAACTAATTTCTGAATACTCACAGAATATGAGTAAAGATTTATCTGTGCTCAGAGAGTCTTTGAAGAAAGAATATTCTCACAGTTTAACAAATGCCAGAACTAGAGACTCAGATTTTGTGTTTCCTAATATAATGAAAAAATATAGAACAGATATTAATCCTGTACGAGCATTATATTACGAAACAAGAAACATGGTTCGCCGATACAATCCAGAAAATTATAATCATCAGTGGTTAGCAGAATTAATCACAGACCGATCTTTTAATAATAGTATACTAGATGCTCTAGAACATGATATTAAACGTATTGAAAAAATATTAAAAAGATACTACTGGCCTCTATTAAAACTTAACGAAAAAGAAATCCCCCTAGAATTGTTTCATGCTAGACAACATATAAAAGATGCAAGATACTATTACGAATTTTTCCTAAACATGCAAGATTGGCAACCTGACGAATAGTATAAATATTACTATGCAGGATAGTAAAAAGATTGTACAGATTGCAGACCTGATAGATGAAAAACTTCAAAAAGAGCAGGAATTAGAATTCTATGAACAAGAATTAAAAAAACTTTTGTTTAGAATGTCTATGGTTCGTCAAGAAATTAATATAACCGAAACCATTATTAAAATGATACAAAACAACGAAATTCCTAATCTTGCTAAGAAATTTTTTACTTAGAAGTTTTTCTGTCAACACCATCCCAATCACCTTGTGGCATTGGGCGTGAGATCCTTTCTGCATATAAATCAGCCAGTGTGTTATTCCAGCCATGGTCTTTCATAATTTTAATTTGGTGGGCACAATCACTCCACAGTCTGTCTTGATAATAATCAACCATGCGTTCAATTGTTCTTGCGTACTTGTGATTATCTAAAATAGTATAAATTTTGACTGGTTCTGATTGGCCTTTTACAGCAATCTTGTCCAACATTACTGTGCCTTCAACACGTTCTATTTGTTTGAGGGTGTGCTCTGTAAACATAAAGAACACACCGTATTCTTTTGTTTGAGCTTCTAATCTTGCGGCGAGGTTAACGGAATCCCCCAATACACTATAATCAAATCTCTGATCCGAACCCATATTTCCCACCACTGCGTCACCGGTGTTGAGACCAATTCCAATACTAAGTTCCATAAGACCTTCATCACGTAATTCCTTATTTAATTTTGCCAATGCTGGTTCCATAGCCCTTGCTGTATCCACGGCTTGTTGAGCATGGTCTTCTATGTCGAGTGGTGCTCCCCATATTGCCATGAGAGCGTCTCCAATGTATTTGTCTACTGTGCCATTGTTTGCTAACACTAAGTCTGTCATGGGTGTCATGTATTTGTTGATCAGTTTGCCTAATCCTTGTGGGTCTGTTTTGAACTGTTCTGAGATAGGTGTAAAGCCACGTATGTCTGAAAACAAATATGTCATTGTTTTTGTTTCGCCACCTAACTGTAGCAGTTCTGGATTCTTTTGTAATTTTTTAACCATTGCAGGAGCAAGGTAATGTTCAAATTGTTTTTTGATTTGTTCACGTAACTTAAACTGTATCCAAAAGTTATTGAAACTTGCCTGTGTGAAAATCAAAAAGCCTGCTAACACAGGAAATGTTGCGTCAAACAACATTAAATTTGCTGTATAAGAGTAGGTACTGTAATAGCCAATTCCTGCTAAAATACCCAAGGAAGATATGCCACTAAACCAAATTGGTGCTTTATACACTGACATTGCTATTAAAATCATAGCACACAACGCACACAGAAGCTCTATAAGCGACGATAATTCAGATCTGGTAATGTTACTGCCATCAATAAAATTTTGTAGCATGTGTGCTTGTATATGCTGTGGGAGTATGTTGCCTCTCGGAGTGGGCACCGGGTTGGCAACACCTTCTGCACTCACACCCACTATAACGAACTTTCCACCTAAGTCAGGCAGTTCACTCGCATCTGTATATTCGTATTCTTCAAAAGTGTTGTTGAAACGAATATAGGCTGTTCCGTCTGGTTGTGTAACAATAGGTTCAAAAGGTGGTACTGCAAATTCTTGTACACCTATTTCTGATGTCTTTAACATATAACTTGGCTTCTGTGTATATGCTCTCAACATCTCAATAGCAAACGAAGGATATATTTTACCCTCTACACCAATTGCTAACGGATATGTTCTGGTTTGATTGTCTGGTTGTGGTGCTGATGCTATAACACCAATACCGTCAGCCGACTGTTCGAGTTCTGAAATATTTACGACGAGATTTGGCCAACTTAGCAAGAAGTCTGTCGGGTTCGAAGGACCTATTGTGGCCGTCCCAATGTGCGGGCCTGAACTCCTTATCCCTCTGGCTGAGGGAGTCTGGCTTAAAACGACTCCATTCTCGTTTATCCAACTCGATAAAATCGGGTCGCCTCCAAACCTGTCCGGTTCCGGAAACATAATATTCAGCCCTATAATGCCCCCATTCTGTGTTCTCAAATCGCTTATCAGTTGAGCAAAGTTCTGTCTCGGCCATGGCCATTGTCCCCATTGTTGTAGGCTTCGTTCGCCAATGTTGATTACTACAACTTCGTTGCTTTGTTTAACTTCATCTAATTGTTGGTAGTAATCAAATGTCTGTGATCTCAGACTTTGAAGTGGTATAGGATCGGCAACTCTCAGAGCCGCAAGTAACACAATAGTGATGGCAACGGCCCATCCGCTGTATAACCATTTCATATTAATATTTATCGGATTTTTTAGTCTGCAAATGCACGTTCAAGCAAGAAATCGCCCATCTCACCTGTGTTGCCTTCTAACCAATTTTGTTCAGAAAACATACTACGGCATTGCCTATTTAGATCAGGTGAACCACAAACCATAACAGCATCTTTTTCTTTGATTAAATCTCTGTCTAATACACCTGGAATGTGATCCCAAAAGCGTCCTACTCTCATAAAAGATTGTTGCGTTACACTTGGAATATACAAAAACGGCACTTGTAATTGCAAGAGATCTAATTCTTTTTTGTGGGATAATTCTGCAACTTCTCTTACGGTGTGGAACAAATAAACTTTTTCAAAACGTTCGTATGTTTGAAAATCTCTCACAATACTAACAAATGGTGCAATGCCTGTTCCTGTACTGAGTAACACTAAATTCTTTTTAGGTGTTACATAATCAATAACCAAACTGCCAGTACACTTTGGTTTTAGTAGTATATCGTCGCCAGGTTTAATATTTTGCAATCTACTTGTAAGAGGACCATCTGGTACTTTGATACTGAGAAATTCTAAATGATCATCGTATGATGTGCTAACAACACTGTATGCTCTAAAAATAGGACGTGGCTCTGCATCAAGTCCTATCATTGCAAACTCGCCATTTTTGAATCTAAATGATTTATCTCTTGTAGTTTTGAATGAGAAAAGTCTGTCGCTGTAGTGAGTTACATCTAAGACTTTTTCTGTTAGCATGAATCTATTTATGGACTTTTATCTTAGGTTACAACGTCTTTTGGCTTTCTCAGTGAGCCTGAGATTGTTGTGTACAACAAATCCACCTAACAGTAAAGGAGCAATTAATTCTCCTCTGGTGATGTTTTCGTATCCTATTGCTCCGTATGTAGGTAATAATACTACACCTTTTAGTGTTGCCATTTCTGTTATGGTAGGTATGTTGGGCAGTAAAGGATTTGCTTCACTGATGCAATCCCATTTTACGCCTTCGTGTGTGCTGTATATGTCTGCTAATTGTATACCCCAAAACAATGCCCACATCCATCTGTCTGC